CCCCCTTATCGTTAAATGGACTTGAGAAGTCAATATCATTTATTGTTTCAAAAATTTGACCTCCACCTGAGACTTGTGCACCTATTCTTAATAATCCCAAATATCTTTCATCTTCTTTATCGCCTCTTACAGGTACATTTATTGAGAAATCACATAATGCTACCGATGGTCTTGTCCCCGGTATCTTTATACCATATGTTTTTGCAATATGAAATAACGATTGTCTTTGTTGTGCAAAGTCCAACATTGTTTCTTGCCAAACTCTGTCAATATGGAAATGTAGGTTATCTGCAACCGCCGCGTTTAAATCTAACATTACTGAAAATATTGATGCGTCATTGGTATTTTTTACCAAATCAGGATAATATTCTTTTGTTAGGTTTACTAATTCTTGTCTTAGTCCTGCAAAATCTCTTGTTGCATATGTTATTTTCTTAGCCATCTTAAATGTTTAATATTATAAAGTCCGAAGATGAAAATGCTCCGTTATTAACAGTATATTCAATTTTTACTACTGCGGTATATGGTTTAGTTGTATTATCTGAAACCCTAAATAATCTTTCGTCTTCGTCTTGATTAAATGTTCTTGTTTGGTCTGGGTCATCCTCAGCAGACATCACATCCAATTTTGTAATATCCAAATTAGGTATATATTTTTTAACAGAGTCTCTTATTTCTTCCTCTATTAAATTAAAAGTGACCATATCGTTTTGGTCAAAAATGTATTGATATAGTCTAGTTCCGAAGTCAGGTAAAAAATAACGACTACCTCTCTTTGTTAATAATAGATGTATTAAGTTACCTCTAACTTCTCTTTCAGGTGTGAGTGTCATTTTAAGATAATCACCCTGTAAACTGTCTCTAAATGGGAAATCTATTCCATATGTTACCGCCATGAATATAAATATAAACTAATCTAAAATGGTAATAAATAAAAAATCCAACCGAAGTTGGATTTAATATAGTGTCTTGATATTCACCCCCTGTATTCTCAAAACCTAGGAGCTCAAGGTACGCCTTGACGACAGTAACTTTGAGGAGGTCTCCCATTATTTTTTAGGACCCACATCCCTCACACTCAAAAGGTGAGTCTGTTGGTCTTTGTATTGTCATTTCCAATTCTGGTGTATTTTCACTTATTATTTGGTTATTAGTAGGTGTAGTTGGGAATACCGCAGTTTGTTGTCCTGTGTTTTGTTCAACCACTTTAGGTGTTGACATATCGATACCTAAACCTTTTAACGCATCCACAGCAGAACGTGTTCTTAAATAATACATACCCGTCTTCATTCCTGTTTTCCATCCAAATAGATGTGCCGCCAATAATTTAGGTTTAGTTGCATTATCAATGAATAAGTTCAATGATTGTGATTGGTCAATGAAAACACTTCTATTTGCTGCCATCTGTAAAATTCTCTTTTGAGACATTTCCCAAACAGTTTTGTAAACCTCTTTTAATTCTGTTGGTATTTCAGGGATATTTTGTACTGAACCATTTTCCATGATTAGTTTATTTTTTATCCCATCATTCCAAATACCTAACTTAATTAATTCTTTTACTAAGTGTTTATTGATAACAATAAATTCACCACCTAAAGTTCTACGAGAATATAAGTTTGTTGTAAACGGTTCAAACGCCTCATTATTACCTAAAATTTGTGCGGTTGATGCTGTTGGCATTGGAGCCACTAACAATGAGTTTCTCACTCCGTATTTTATAACTTCTTTTCTTAATGCCTTCCAATCCCATCTACCAGATAAATCTTTATCTGTTTTACCCCACATTTCATATTGGAAAATACCCTTTTCAATAGGTGATCCTCCAATAGATTCATATGGTCCTAATACCTTTGCTAAATCTTTAGAAGATGTTAATGCGGCAAAATAAATTGTTTCAAAAATATCTGTTTGTATTTTATCTGCCATTTCACTTTCAAATGGAAGACCTAATAAACATAATACATCAGCTAAACCTTGAACACCTAAACCAACAGGACGATGTTTGAAATTCGAACGTTTTGTTTCTTCGGTTGGATAAAAATTAAAATTGATTACGTTGTTCAAGTTTTTTACAACTTGGTAGGTATACTCGTACAGTAATTCATAATTGAATTCTCCGTTTAAGATATACTTGGGTAATGCAATTGAAGCCAAATTACAAACAGCTTGTTCTGTTGGTGAAGAGTATTCAATAATTTCGGTACATAAATTTGAAGATTTAATTGTACCTAAATTCTTTTGATTGGATTTATAGTTAGCAGGGTCTTTATATAACATATAAGGTGTTCCTGTTTCAATTTGTGCCGTTAAAATGGCATCCATTAATTTCCTTGCCTTAATTACTTTTCTCGCCTTACCTTCTTGTTCATATGATTCATATAAATTGGTAAAGTTTTTTTCTGTTGGTGAGTCGTACACATCAGATAAACCTGGTGCCTCATCTGGTGAAAATAATGACCAATCTCCGTCTTGTTCAACTCGTTGCATAAACAAATCAGGTGTCCACATTGCCAAGAATAAATCTCTCGCTCTCATTTCTTCCTTACCTGTATTTTTTCTTAAATCAATAAACTCAAATACATCGGCATGCCATGGTTCAAGATATATTGCAAAAGAACCTTTACGTTTACCTCCTTGATTAATCCAACGAGCAACTTCATTATATGTTTTCATCATTGGTATTAAACCATCAGATTCTCCACCAGTTCCTTTAATATATGCACCTTTAGCTCTAACATCATGAACGTGTAATCCAATACCACCAGCCCACTTAGAAATCTTAGCCACATCTTTGATTGTATCAAACAATCCATCAATATCGTCTCCTTTATTTCCAATTAAGAAACAAGATGACATTTGTGCCCGTTTTGTTCCCGCATTAAATAATGTTGGTGTTGCGTGTGTGTAAAAATGTTGTGACAAATCATCATAAATCCGTAATGCCATTTGTACATCTCCACCACAAATACCAACAGCAACTCTCATGTACATATATTGTGGTCTTTCAACAATACGTGAACCAATCTTTAAAAGATAAGAACGTTCTAATGTTTTAATTCCAAAATAATCAAATTCAAAATCTCTTTCTTGACGAATTGCACCATCAATTATTTCTTTATTGTCCATTACAAATTGGTAGATATCATCATCAATCAATGAAGATTCTTTACTTGTTTTTGGTTCAATAAAAGAATGTAACTCTTTAATACATAATGAAAACTTTTTTGGTGTTGTCTTATGTAAGTTTGAAACCGCTAATCTACCCGCTAACTTTGAATAGTCGGGATGTGTTGTTGCCATTGCTGCCGCGGTTTCCGCTGCAAGTACATCTAATTCAGTTGTGGTAATACCATCATAAATTCCCTGTGTAACTTTCAATGTTACGTATGTTGGGTCGATAAATTCCAAATTTAAATCACTACAAAATACACTAATTCTTCTTGTAATCTTGTCATATCTCATTTCCTCTAAGGAACCATCTCTTTTTTTTACTTTCATTTTCTATTCTATATTTTAAAAATCTAAATCACCAAATGCAGAATCTAAATCTTCTGACGCGTTATGTACCCCTGCTTTTTGATACTCCGCAACTCTTTTCTCAAAGAAATTTGTTTTACCTTGTATTGCGATGTTTTCCATAAAATCAAATGGGTTAGTTGAGTTGTATACTTTTGAACAACCTAACGCCATTAATAATCTATCTGTAACAAACTCAAGATATTGAGACATTAATTCAGAATTCATACCAATTAAACGAACTGGTAACGCTTCTAAAATAAATTCTTTTTCAATTTCAAGTGCTCCACAAATAATTTCTTTAATCTTCTTTTCACTTAATTTCTTTTCAATATGGTTATTGTAAAGGTGACAAGCAAAATCACAATGCATACCTTCATCTCTTGAGATTAACTCATTTGAGAACGTAAGTCCTGGCATTAATCCTCTTTTCTTTAACCAGAAAATTGAACAGAATGAACCAGAGAAGAAGATACCCTCAACCGCAGCAAACGCAATCAATCTTTCAGTAAACGATGCAGAACTAATCCATTTAACCGCCCACTCCGCCTTTTTCATAATTGCGGGAATAGTATCGACTGCGTGGAATAAACGTAATTGTTCTTCTTTATCTTTAATGTAACTGTCAATTAATAATGAATACGTTTCACTATGAATGTTTTCCATCATAATTTGAAAACCGTAAAACATCTTAGCTTCAGTATATTGAACTTCGTTTACAAAATTTTGTGCAATATTTTCATTTACAAT